GTGGGATGAACATCTTAGTAAGATGATAAGTAAAGTCGGAGATTTTATAGGAACACTTGTTAATTCTGCGTTAGAAATTTATAATAAGTGGATTTTACCAATTGTCAACTTATTAACTACGGTTCTTTCTCCTGTGATATCTCAAGTAGCAGGGACAATAAGTGGAGTAATAACTACAGTTTGGGCATTCATAAGTGATAAAATATCAGCAGTAATGACAATTTTTACAGGATTAATTGATTTTATAACTGGTGTATTCACTGGCAACTGGAAAAAGGCTTGGAATGGAGTTAAATCAATATTTAAAGGTATATTTGATGGTTTAGTAAACATTGTTAAAACACCAATCAATTTAATAATAGACGTCATTAATGGCTTCATACGAGGTTTAAATAGGATAAAGGTTCCTAAATGGGTTCCATCTATTGGTGGAAAAGGTATAAATATACCAACAATACCGAAGTTTGAAGATGGTGGTTACCCAGATTCTGATTTATTCCTTGCCAATGAAAACGGTATACCAGAAATGGTAGGTAGAATAGGTAACCAAACTGCTGTTGCAAATAATGACCAAATCACTGATGCTATTTCTAATGCGGTGTTACAAGCTATTAATAATTCTAATTTTGGAAATAATACAGGCGGTCCAACAACAATTTATATCGGCAATAAGAAAGTTTATGAAGGATTTGGAGACCATGTTCAACGTGAAAACGATAGATATGGTACAAACATGATAAGGATTTAGGAGGTACAATATGAGTAATTTTAAAGGATATTATATTAAATGCAACGGATGTACCTTCCAAAATCCATCTATGAAAAGAAGTAGCTATAAATTTGCTCCTAAATTAGTTCAAACTGCAGATGCGACAACAACTGCTGATGGACATCTGTTTATTAAAGTCCTACCGCACACAAGACGTAAAATATGGCTTTCCTTCCCACCTATGACACCTGAACAATTCCGAGTATATTACAATGCTTTAGATATGGGTGGTAGTGGTACAGACATGTATTTGTCGGTGGAGGCTTATGATTTTGCAACAGATAGTTATGTTACAGATACATATTATCATACAGATATACAATATAATCCTGTGAAATACGGTGGACAAGACATGATACAAATAGACGATTTTGAACTTATTGGACACTAGGTGGTGGTTAAATGACTGATAGTGATAAACAAGCGTTACTAGATGGTAGGGCAACGATTCCGTATAGAATTACAATATTAGGTGATACGGAGGAAGATAATGTTATATTAACAGAAACAGATATCGTTAACACTAGTTACGAAGATTATAGATATGTAGATACCGCTACAATTTGTATAGGACAATTTGTAGCTCGTACCATATCAGGAGAATTGGTAAATAAGAACGATGCGTTCACTGTTGAAAATAAAGAAATAAAAGTTGAGTTTGCTGTTAAAACTAATGCAGGTACAAATTATTATTCTTTGGGTAATTTTTTGATTACTGCACCTACAGATGATGACGTAAAAGATAAAACAACATTTGAAGCAATGGATTATACTAAAAAGTTTAATCAAGAATTTGATGGTTCAGGATTGACGTTCCCTTGCACTGCCTTACAGTTGGCACAATATTGTTGTGATAAATGTGGGGTTGAGTTAGCAACGACTACATTTGTTAATAGTACTTTTATCGTTCCTAATAATCAATATGAAACTGGTGATACTTATAGAAAAGTAATGCAAGATATAGGAAAACTTGCTTATTCTTGGGTACGTATTGGTTGGGATAATAAATGTTATATCGATTTTGATGTTCCTACTACAGTAAAAGATGATTATAGTAAAATAAGTACTTCTAATTATTATGATTTATCTTTACAAAAAGAAGTTTTTGGACCAGTTAATAGGGTAGTTATTGGTATGACTGATGTTGAGGGAGAAAATGCTTATATCGAAGATGAAGATAGCATCGCAGTTAACGGTGTTTGTGAATTACAAATTATGGACTGTAATATCACATATACACCAGAATTAAGACAACAAGCGATACAAGGTGCTAGTAGATTATTTGGATTAACATATTTACCATTAGAAATAAATACAACAGGTCATCCTTGGTTACTAGGTAAGGAATTAATTGAAATAACAACAACAGAAGGTACGAAAGTAACAACAATACCGTTCGACAGAACAATAGAGTACATGGGGCATATAAAAACAAAATTAACATCAAAAGCGGATACAAAGACGGAAACAGAATACAAAAATCCTGGAACATTAGAAACAAGCGTAAGACAAACAAGAATCATCGTTGATAAACAAAATCAAACAATAACACAATTAGTAACCAACGTTGATGAATATGATGAACGAATAACACGAGTCGAACAAGATGTCGATAGTATCTCACAACAAGTAAGTCAAATAAGTGATTTAACAAGAGAAGTTACAAATAACGGAAGTGTTACACTAGAAGATGCTTATCAAGGTAATTTATTAGAATTAAGAATATATGGTGATGTATGTCCATTTTTTCCAAGAACAAATGTGTACCCAAGTTCAACATTATTTTTAAAACCTAGTAAATACTATTTAACTGTAGAATACCAAGAAAATGGAGAAACTAAACAAACAGTTATATCATTACCATTTGATTACTTGTTAATAAACGGTGATGTTTATGATGAATTTGTTGTAGAAACAAACGGTAGTTGTTATAAAATAAAAAGATTAGAGTTGTTGGCAGACGGTAGTGTATCAGAATTAGAAGAAGAACAAATAATAACCTATGATAATATGATTATACCAATTTACGAAGGAAATAATAAATATTATTTAAATTATTATACACCTACGTTTTATGCAAAGTATGCGAAACAAAGTGATTTGACAGATGTTTTTGCAACTAAAGTAGAAGTAAATTCTAGTATTACACAAACTAGAGATGAGATAGAATTATCAGTTACGCAAGAAATAACAGATGCCACCGATACTGATACATTGATAAGTAAAATTAATTTGTCTCCCGGTCAAATAAAATTAGAAGGAACTGTGACAGCAAATGAAAATTTCAAAATATTACAAGATGGATCAATAGAAGCTGTTAATGGTTCGTTTTCTGGAGATATTTTCTTAGATGATGGTAAAAAAGTAATTGGTGGAGATGGATTGTTTACTAACCTACAGTATTCGACAACAGGAGAATATTGGGGATGGTCATTACTAGGATTTACATATAGATATGTAGCAAATGGTGGTGTGATTGATTATGTAGACTTAATATTAGATTGTGATATACCAGAGAATTTTACAGTTGACACCGCATATATAATTTTAGATACGACTGCTATAAATGGTACGTATTACGATGGTGATGCCAGTGGAGATGTTACAGGATACCCAAAGCAATTAAAACTGTATAAAGGTTCTAACTATAGTACTTTTTCTTTATATTATCAATACGGAAGTGATTATTGGTATGACGGAAGTAGTTTATCGTTAACAGAAATTGAGAATGCTTTTGGTGATAAATCGTATACTCCTGAAGAAAGTTATGCTGGTGGCATAGATACTATAAGAACTGTTGATATTAGTAATGAAATCGAAGTCGGTACAAGAAATCAATTTGTTGTACGAACTGCTATGAATAAACCTAGTAATACCCAAAATGCTATATCTAATACAGGTATAGGGAGAATGACATTGAATATATTTGGATATATGTCGAACGAGGAGGTAGAATAATGAAACCACTAAACACAAATCTTAATGCACCAACATCGTATAACATCAAAGTAATAAGTGACAAAATTAATGAAATCTTAAAAGAATTAGATGAAAAAGGAATAATAAAACTGGAGGTACAAGAAGATGAACAAACAATTGATAAAGAGTACGAGTAGTGAGTTTCCACCTTATGTGGACTTTAAAGATTTACCAGATACAACGACACCTGTAGATGCTACCAATTTAAATGCGTTACAATCATTAATGCGACAAGATATACAAGATAATCAAGATATACCAATTGGTGGTACTACAGGGCAAGTATTACATAAAAATAGTGATACAGATTACGATATAGGATGGGTAAACCCAATAGACGGAGTTCCTGTTGGAGTTATAATGCAATTTGCAGGGATAACTGCTCCTGATAAATATCTATTGTGTAACGGCCAAGAAATAAGTAGAGAGGAATATTCTGATTTATTTTCTGTGATAGGTGATACTTATGGAATAGGTGATGGTTCAACAACCTTTAATCTTCCTAAATTTGATGGTAGACTGCCTATAGGTTTGGATACTACAGACGAAGATTTCGATACATTAGGAAAAACAGGAGGTAGCAAAACACACACTCAAACAGTTGATGAGCTTGCATCACATAAGCATACTTTTTCAAGTAGCTGGGGTAGAGATACTGGTGGTGGTGGTGGTTTTGGGGCTGCTATTACTAATAATACTGGATATATATTTGCAAGTTCGAGTCTTAATAATCATATAAATAGTGCTGGTAATGGAAAACCAATGGACATTATGAATCCATATATCGTATCTAACTATATAATTAAAGCTATTAATGGGTGATTTGTCAGATATAATATAACATGATATAATAATATATGAAAAAGTAGGTGATATAATGAAGATTATTGTAAACCCTCATGATATAAAAATTGACGAAACAGATGTGATTAATGAGGGCGAATATCACATAACACAATTAAACTTTGAATTTAGTAAAGAATATACAGATGATTTAGTAAAAAAAGCTATTTTTATCGGTAATGATAATAAGGCTTACGAGATGATTATAAATAATAATACTTGTAATATACCAGCAGAGATATTAATAAAGCAACAATCTGTTTTTTTGGGTGTTTACGCATATAAAATAACGGGAGAGGAATTAATATTAAGATATAGTCCTAGTCCTGTAATATTCCCTATTATTGACGGTAGTTATAAAGCAGATTCTGTTCCAAGTGAAGAAATTACTCCTAGTCAGTTCGAGCAGTATCAACAAGCATTGCAGAATGGATTAGCAGAAGTAAATGCTAAATTACAAGAAGTAATAAATACAAGTGAGACATTAGAAGAGAATGGTACGTATGCTAAAGAACAAGGAGATTATGCGAAAAAAACAACTGATGAATTAGTTAGTAAAGTAGAAAACGGTGATTTTAACGGTGCTACTTTCACCCCTAGTGTTGACGCAGAAGGTAATATAAGTTGGAGTAATGATAAGGGATTACAAAACCCTGATACGCAAAATATCAAAGGATCACAAGGAAAACCTTTCACGATAGAAAAAACATATCATAGTGTCGAGGCTATGGAAGATGACTTTGATAATATGGAAGTTGGAGATTATGTAATGATTGCTTCCGACATTAGCGATGAAGATAACGCAAAACTTTATGTTAAAACGGAAACAGAATGGGTATTTATTACAGATTTCTCTGGTGCTATTGGTATCCAAGGAGAGCCAGGAGTAGGAATCACTACTGTAACAAGTGGACAGTCAATTCAACAAGATGGTAATACAGTAACACCAGTCACAGTAAATAAAACAGACGGAACGCAACAAACATTTGAAGTTAGTGCTAAAAATGGTACAAATGGTATAGACGGTAGTGACGGTGTTGATGGAGTAACACCTAATTTACAAATTGGAACAGTAACAACTTTAGAACCTAATGAACAAGCAACAGTAACAAGAACTGGAACCGATGAAGAGCCTTTGTTTAACTTTGGAATACCAAAAGGGCAACAAGGCGAGCAAGGAATACAAGGAATTCCAGGACAAGACGGACAACCTGGGCAAGACGGTGCAGACGGTAAAGACGCCACAATAAACGGTCAAAATACAGTTGAAATAACTACTGATAATAACATAACACTAGACCAACAAGAAAGTGTCTTAAAACTAGGATTAAATAACCAATTAATACCTAAACAAGATGCAGAGGGAACAGATAATACGTTTGATGACGGATTAGAAAGCCCATTATATGCTCTAGGTGGAGATGGTAAGAGTGAGCAAGTTGTTACTACTGGTAAACAGTTGTTTGATTGTGAA